GATCTATACATATTGATTGACTAATTTGAACATTACCTATTTTTAATTTTACTTTTACATTATTTTTATTAGCTCCAAATTTGCTTTCTATATCTAAAATAGCTTCTTCAAGAGTTGTGTAATTTGTATTTAAATCAGTATCTAAAGTAAATTCATAAACATAACTATTTATATTCGTATAATATAAATTTCTAAAATTAAACAAATAGTTGTCAGTATAATTTCCAATAAATTTAAAATTAGGCCATAAGCTAGTATAATCCCTTGCCCTTATAATAAATTTAGCACCATCAAAAACAGCTCTTACTGATTGATTAGGATAAACAGAAGTTTCTATATTATTTAATTCGAAATTAAAATCCTTTTCTATTAAACCATCTACTTTAATTTTTATAGGACTTTTTGAAAGCATAGTTGGAACAAAATTAATTACCATCCCTTCAAAATACTTGGTTTTTAAAGCTCCGAATGTAGTAGCAAGACTAATAGTAGTAATGTTGTTATCAACTGTAGTAGAAGTTACCGAATAGAAATCAACATAAGCCGCATCTTCTATATCGTTGATTCTGCGGAATAAAAAATTATTATTTTGTGTGGGGGTATATTGCAATACAAAGTATTCACCCTCAACACAAGAAAAGGTAGAATCGCCATGACTACTAACTAGATTATAAATAGTATCCAATATTTTTATATCAATTAATCCTTTATGATCAACTGGAATAGTAAATGCAACCTGACCTCCTTCGGAGAAGGTTAGTTCACCTTCATTAGTTCGAGGTAAAAAACCACCATTTGCAGGTAGTAAATTAATTGTTAACTTATTATTTAATATTGCGTGAGAAATCACCTTATAGCCATTAATGCCTGGATTTCCTACACTAGATACAAAATCATTAAAAGTAATTTTATTATCTGTATTAGTTCCGCTTTTACGAGTTAATAATAAGTCGTTAGTTTCTAGTTTAGTTGTACTTGTTAAATAAGGGAGTTGAGTTGTTGCCATAATATATTTCTAATTATAAATCCTGAGTTACTACTGCGATTACTTTCCATGTATTATTTATACTCATTACGAGTTTGTTTTCATCGGAAACAAAATAAATTTCGCCTGGATGTGCTGATGCCACAGGCAAGTCAATCCTAGCGAATTGAGGTGGTGCGTTAAGATAACGCATTGCGTAGTTTAAATTCTCGCCGTGGTTATAAAAAAGATAGTTAAGAACCTGTCTTGGAAGTATTTTGCTATAAAACCCCTCTTTTATCCACGCTTCGTCTGGGTCATCAGTTAAACGATTGACATAGCTGTCTCTAACGGTTAAATCAGTTGCCCATCTTGTTACTTTGTCTGGTTTTATCATATTATCAACTCTGCTAAATATCCGCCGCCGATGTCAATATAATCCTGCGAGCTATTCATTTTTGAAAGCAATAATTCTAATGAATCATCTACTAAATAAAGTTTGTTGTCGTCAGTCTCAAGATTACTTAATAAGAAATCTCGCTCTGCGAGTCCAGGTAAATTAATCCCTGAACCTTGAAAATCTTTTAAATTTATAACCGCTAGTGTATCTTCATTAGCATTTATCGCAAGAGAAATATTGCTATTCACTAAATAATCGTATTGGATATTCTGGATGTTATCCATAGTAAAAGAATTATTTGTCGGAATAATGATCAAACCCGCAAAAGTTACAGCTACAGGTTTTGCAATTCTAATTATTGCTTTTATTAATTTAGCTAAATTAATACTAATATCGGCAGTAATTTCTATAATAAAAGTAGCGTAGGAAAGTTCAAAAACCCTTATACTACTTGGCGGCACAATAAAGGATATCAGGGTTATTATTTCTTCTGGAGTCCCACCGCAGTTATTCTGCACTATCTTTCTTAGAATAGTTATTCTGTACTCATCATCGCCTTGAAAATTCCTAGGTTGATCCACAACATCACCAACTAAGTCAAGACTCCTACCTATAATTGTAACAATATTACGTTGCTCGGTTAGACCCCACATCAAGTCTTCCAGCTCTTGCCATTTTTTTACTAAAGCCCCTTGAAAGACTACTATATTTTTGCTTTCCTTATCTTGCTCTACAAGACGAGAAAAGGCTAACTCAACATGATTATTAATAGGTGTTATAGTCATGAAACGATTATCTCAATTCTTTTTTGTTCTACAATCAATACTTGTTTAGCAGTAGCAATTATGTTATTTGCGGACATAGTAGCACTAGTAGCATCAGGATCAGTACTTTGTCCGAGCTGGATAGTAGCATTCGTTATACCGCTGTATTTGTAAACTATGGAATATAAACTTTGATAATATATACTCTCGCCAAGAGCTATATTAATCAAACTGTTTTCCAAGTCAGTTTTAATAAGATCAACTGAATCAGTAGGAAAGAAATCATTTTTTGTAATTGCAATATTTATAAAAACGTAAATCTTTTCTGGCCTTGAAAAGTATACTTTTTGAACAGTGTTTGTACTATCTAAGACATCAAAATACACACTGCCATAGGATGCTATCCCAATCGGTTTATAATCCCATATTGCCTTGGCTATAGCTTCATCTGTTCCGCCGTGTACTATTGCCTCAAAACCATGAGGCGGGATTCCGTCTACTGTGGATTCTGTGGTATTCTCTTTTACTGCGACAGTTAAAACATTAGGAAGAGTGGACAATTTAGCCCTTATAGAGTCTAAAGTTCCCTTGCCGTTTAGCATTAAAATATTTCTTCTTCTTATCCTCAAGTCAATATCCGACTCTAAAGGCGTACCAGTAACTCCAGCTTCATTATTATTAATAGCTAAAATGCCGTTTTCTAAACTAGCAAAATTCACTAGTGAATTTGCGGGTATCGGTATTGCTCCGCTTGCCTCGGCATAATATATTACATTACTTGTTACATCTATTATATCAAAACCTGCTGATTCTGCAAAAAGAGAGAACTTGGTTTTATATTCATCAGAATGAATGTTAATCGTAGACCCATTAACAGTAACTATTAATGTTGACAAAGCTTGTTCATCTTCTATCAAAGCCTTGATTCCCAGTGCTATATCGTTTATTGTTTCTTCCAATAATTTATCGTAAGAAATAGTAATTTCATTTACCTTTAGAATATAAGTATCATAAGCATCACTATTAACTGATAAATTTATTGCTGTGCAGGATTCATTATTAATTTCCAGTGATTCCCTGTTTATAAAACTAACATTTTGACCCGTGATATTAGCTAAAGTAAGCGTTGGTAATGTTGAGTAATTTTCCGCTGTAACTTGTGCGGTTACATAGCTAAAAGTAGCAGGCAATCTTTTAATACCAAGCAATGCACAATTATGATCAAGGCTTATCCCTTCTGCATAAACAGGTGATAAAGCATCGTATAAAGCTTGACATAACTGCCAGATAAATACTTCCCTTTCTGCGAAGATATTTACCATATTGCCTATTACTGTATTATCATTGAAATTAAGCTGTCCCAAATTAGCAGTTAATTCTTGCTGTAGCTCGGCAGTTATTACATCAAAAGTCTTCGTAATTAGTCCGTCTTTAGTTAATCCGTAGGCCATGATTCTATTTATAAAACAATTTGATTGATAGTGTTTTCAGGTGGGTTGTTAGTAACAGTTACCTCGTTGCCTAAATCATCTTTTAATGTTACCTCTATTATAACAGTTCTTGTTGAGTCATTAAACGCAATATTAAATTCCGTTATCTCTTTGACTCCTTCTACTTCTTGGATGGCATTCATGATAATAGCCTGTACTGTATCAAGTGAGTTCTTCGTACCTAATATACTTTGAAAGTAAGGTACTCCAAGTTCAGTATCTAGCCAGTAATCACCTTTAAAAAGCAATAATTGTCTCTGTACTCTTTGAGCTATTACAGTTTCGTCAGTAGTAAGCTTAAAATCAAAATTCTCAATAAGCAAATCACCGCCGACTAGTTGTAAATCTTGGTTCTTCATGTTTTATAACTTGATATGATCTTTATTATTTTATAAAAACTACTATTGTAATAAAAAATATCTAAAAAGATACTATTACCATTAACAAAAATTGAGTGAAAAACCTTTTCTACTATCATCATTAAGAACAATATTAAAACTCTCTTAAAACATTATAGTAATCAATTTTTTATTAAGCGGCAAATATTCTCCTGTATGGATAAAATGAAACAATTGGGTGTAAACGTACAATCCAATTGCAAAACAAATAAGAAAATATATTAACATTTTTTTTTTAATAAGCTTATTTTTTATAAGCCATCTGTCATAAAATCGCCTAATCTACGTCTGCTAGCTGTTGTTGTTGCAACCGCTCCACCGCTTGCGGTAGTAGTAATACCTGGTTGTGCTGGTGCTGGGTCTAATGGTAAAACATACTGGTGTGTATGTCCATCTAATCCAACGCCGCTTGTAGTCTGCACACTTTGTCCAGTAATTACCGCAGTGCTCGTAATGTTCCCCTCAACTTGCAAAGCTCCTTTTATATTAAAATTGGTACACTCTGCACTAATAATCTCAGCGGCTTTTATTGAAGCATTTTTGCATTCAATAGTAATCGCCTCAGTGCAGTTTATACTAATATCTTTTGTTTTTAAATCTATTTTTTTTGCTGCATTGATTTCAATGAGTCCATCAGGCTTTATTGTTACATTTGAATCAGGTGTTTTTATATCAATTTGCTTGGCAGCAACGACTTCTGTTATGCCATCTGGTTTAAGTGTTATGCTTGAACCAGCATATTGAATATGCATATCAGTATTATTCAAAGCAACGCTTGGTGCAGAAAAAGGAGTAAGTCCAACAAAAGCTATAGCATCGTTAAGAGTATGCATCCGCCTTGTCATCGGTCTATCCTTAGGTTTGCCGAGTAACCAGTTTCTTGCATCTCTATCTAGAAAGATAACAACACAACCATCACCAGCTTTTACTGGCATGGTAATAGATGCACCGCCCGATCTTGGAAACACGACTGGCACGCCAGATATTCCTTTTAAAGGATTAATATTGTTATCCGCAAGCAGCTCCGGACTAAAATCTATATCTGCCATCTGCTTTTTGTGATCATAACTCTTAATAATACCAGGCAACGAGACTCTTAACTCTTCGTTTATCTTAGCTTTTAAGGGCTGTATTACTTCGGCCATTGACATTTATATTCTCTTTTTTTTTCTTTATAAAATTAACTACTTTGCTATATTATTCATACAATCTTCAAATAGTGCTTCGTTATTAATTAGAATGCCAGCTATGCCGTTTAACTCTAAAAGAAAAGCAACCTCTAAAAATAGCAAGAAAATCCCGAAACCACCGATCGCCATAAATAGGCTACCAACTACTTTTTTAAAATCAGACATTATTTTACTCCTTTTTGTATCGCTTCATTCCTTAATATCACACTTTCTCTGTTCGTGCAAATTCCTTACATAATCGTTTAGCAGCTAAATTGTAAGCCTCCTGTGCTTCTTCTTGTGTAAAATAAGCTCCTAAGTAATATCTTGTATGATTAAAACAGATCGTAGACCTCCATTTACCTTTATCAAAGAACACTCCTTTACCTTCTGTTTTTCTTCCAAAATTAACTTGTGATGATGTAGCGGAACGTAAATTGTAAAACTTTGTATTTAGAGGGTTGCCATCAATAAAAGATACATATTCAGGCGTGTACCCATGAAACATAAGAAAAATTAATCTAGCTGTTGTATAACCCTTGCCTTTTATATACGTTCTTTTAAAAGGATTTCTTTTTTTGCCTCCAAAACTTACATGAGAAGCTTTATCGCCAATTTTGACATGATCAGCAACAGATATACGCCAGTATAACTCTCCATCTTGGCCATAATAAAAAAAGCTTTTTAATTCTTCTTGAGTAAATGGACTTTTTACTTCCTTGCACCTTTCCACTGGAATTTTAGGAATAGTCTTTGTTATTCGCTTAAATATTTTTTCGTTGATCATTTTAAAATTATCTAAGCCAGAACCAACGTTAAGTGTTATAAATTTCTTACTCACCCTAGTACCTCCCAATCGTCTGCTAAATAATCTTCTTTTACTAAAAAATTATGTATCCTATAATTAACTTGTGTACCCATATAACGTTGTGGAATATATCCAATTCCATTATAATAAAGATAAATCATTCCACTTGCTTGACTTCCTTGAGGTATCCATTCTTTACGTCTGATTTTCATACCTTTTTCTAAAATTTTATTTATCTCAATAAAATTCATTTTATTACCTCCCAGTCATATTTCTAAAAAAATA